GACGCTGGGGGGAACCTCAGTGAGGCTGTGCGCTCCAGTTTGCGATCTCAACTCTCTCAGAACGTGACCTCAACATACTATCCCCTTTACCTGGTACATATGCAGAATCATCAGCGATGGTTGGCAGCCAACCACGTTCTGAGTCATGACCATGTGGAATTGATGAGGGAGAAGGTCCGCGACCATCTCGGCTTTTAGAAAGGTGAAGTAAGTGACCATCGAAAGCGCCAACTCTCAATGACCTCATCCACTAAATCCACGTACCATTTAGCCGCTGTGATCAAGGGTTGCTCAATCTTATGCTCGTAGATCGTTTCAGCGGTGAACTTCACCCGTTCAGGTATCTTTGTAGGCTCCATGAAGAAGTCAAGGTAGTCTTCAACGCCTTCGGTGCCCCCGATGGCGTAGGATGCAACTGCACCGGCCACGACGATCCCTTCAGCAATGGCTACACCAGGTACTGCAGCGAGGATGACATTTCCTTTCCAGATAAAAGCGAGTGCAGCTGCAGCGTACAGAGTTTCATCAACGTCCTCGATTGTGAACTTGTGGTCGTCGTCCCATGCTTTCTTTTTCCAAAGATAAACGACAGCGAGCGACCGATACCATTGGGTGCGCACGTCAAAGCCCCGAGGTATGCTCGTAGGATCTCTTCTGACGCATTAGGTAAGGGATGTCCTTTTCCTTCGCCACTATCACAGCCGTGACGTAATCGCATGGAGGTATATGGCTTGAGAAATTAGTACCTCCGGAGGTCGATGAATAAACGATCCGGGTAAGGTACAATTTCTCTGCGTTTGTAGCTGTACCAATGCCGAACATCGATTGACCCTGCAGAGCGATATCACCCCATTGGGTGTTGGAGGTATATGTTCTGGTTCTGCCGTAGACGACTTGAGACATATCATATGTGCTCTGAGGGAACCCGGGGAGATCGCCGTCCCCGGTTGTGTACTTGTAGGCGGCGAGGATGGTGCCATTATCTACGTGCTCAGTTGTAATGAGGTCTACTATAGTACAAGCTGCAGAACCGAAAGGCGGGTATGCTTCTTGAATATCCACTCCTTGAATGAAGCAAGTCAAGTCTTTGAGGGCATACCCGGAGAGATCATAGTAGGAGCGGCGAACAAAGGTAGGGGTACCCAGATTCTCAAGTATCTCCCAGCCCGAGCCGGTTACAGTTGCAGGGAAAAGGTCCGGACTTATCCCCTGGGTAATGTCAACATAGTTCAGGGTCTTGTCGAGCACCCGCGGACCTTCCAGCGTCATCCCTTCTTCACCTTCCTATGCGCTTTCTTGGCCAATACTGCGAAGCTAGAGCGTGGATGTTTCTTCTTCAGAGCCTTGTAAGCGGCTGCATACTTCTTGTTGTAAGCCGATGGTTTGCGCTTCTTTTTGGCGGGCTCATATGCTCGACGAGCGGTCCTGCGCACTTCACCGGTAGTCGTGCCGTGGTCAGTTAGGGATTCTCCGCACCGAGGACAGTATCGAGGCATCTAAAAGCCTCAGTTGTCAGAACTCGTACTAGCAATAGCTATGGCGACAAAATCCTTGTTGGAAAGTCGAACTATGGAGCAAGTAAGGTTCACTGTGACATATAGGTGCCCAGTCCCAACAGCATTGCCGTCATTGCCGACCACGATGTAGAGTGAATCGTTGACGATATGAAAAGCGTCCTTATTTCCGAACCGATCCGGATAAATATCAGACATCTGCGTGCCGACGTTGTTTACGAAGTCGATGTTCAGAGATCCACTCGCAATCAGACTAGCATCGTCAGCCCGGACGAAGGCAGTTCCGGGGTTAAGGTCGCTGACTTGAAAGGAGATCCCTGAATTCCCCACACAGAAAGCCGACAACTCTGAACCATAATCAGAGTCCCGCTGTATGATCCAAGACACGTTGGTGACGCTGAGGGCCTGCCCGGTGGCAACATTCACGTATGCCCCTAAGTCTATAGAACCTTGATTCCTTGTGCCGTTCACTTGATTTGCATCCATTCGCACGGTTTCCGTCAAGTGAAATGTGCCTGTCTTCGCTGTCGCCATGGTACGGTCTATAGAAAGACCTCCTATAATCGTTGTCAGCGCACCGCTTCTGGTAAACTATCTTCGCACCACGCAGTGGGGTGATATAAGGAGGGACCTCTTGGGGGGTTCATTGGCTGAGTGCGCACTGTTTCATAGATACAGCCAATCATCAAACCAATGAAAGTATTAGGGATCGAATAGATTTGATAGGGGTGTGTGTGTGTGGTACATTCTTATACTAGGACTTGCTCGGATAAACATGGACGAAGAACTGCTCCAACATAGGCTTGAAGACATGGATGATAGACTGAAAGAGTGCAATAAGCAACTGTATCGCATTGCAGATGTCCTTGAGCGTTTGCTCAAGATAAGTGAGATGAGCAGATGAACATTCATCCTGCTAACCATTTGCTTCAATTGCTAGATCGAATCATCGCCGAACTGCGCTTTATGTATCCCAACTTCAATTCAATCCCTGCTATTGATAAACTTAATTCCGAACTTATTGACAGTAGGAATAAATTAACCAATCATATCGATGATCTCTGCGTTGAATTGGCCCCGGGTGAATGGCGATGATCTCTTATCCGATAGAGTTTCAAAGCCCCACGAAATGCTTAGACTGTGGAAAAGAGTTTGAAGAGGCAGTCGATAACTATGGGCATGACTACTGTCCTGCTTGTCGACTTGTTCATTCCCTCGACCGCTTGATTGAAGTTCTGGAGATGAGATGATGAGTTGTCCGGATTGTGGTTCGGTGCTCAGCACCGATGAAGATGGTAATATGGTTTGCATTGAATTGTATTGCTCGTGGCACGAGGTGAATGAATGAGTTCAATAACCATAAGGATCAGAATAAAGCGTAGTGACCCCCTATTTGCGTGGATAACTCAAATTGAAGACGCTGGGGGGAACCTCAGTGAGGCTGTGCGCTCCAGTTTGCGATCTCAACTCTCTCAGAACGTGACCTCAAC